TAATCTACTATTAATTACATTCATGGTATCATCCCCTGTTTGATGAAGTTTTAAATTATGTTCTAATTCTATTTTAGCTAGGTGTGCAGTAAATAAGGAATAACTAATGACTCTATATGTATTGCCTATAGTGGTTCTTGTAGTTGCACCTGATGGGACAGTACCATCAGTCCAACAATCTACTAATGTTAATAAACGCCCATTAAAACGAACTTTAAATTTAACTCTTAAATCTTCCCAATTTGCAATTTTATAAAATTGATCCCTAGCACACTCAAGTTTTGTATTCAACAAGATAGGTTCAATTAATCTATTTAATAAATAAGTATCTACTGTAGTAATTAGTGGTTTATGCTAATTAGAATCATGCTAATAACCATCAAAACAAATAATTTCAGGTTACTCTAAACCATCTAGAGATAAATTCAGTTACATAGCTAGTTATTCCATATTAACTCCATGAACAAATGCTGACAGTATACGATGCTTTGGGTCCCGAGCTTAAATGTTATGGATAGCTTTCATAATCACAAAATCTATTAATCCGGCAATAACCTTATAATAAGGTTATGGATTGAAAATTTATCTAGGTTTTGCTTATTAATCCAAATTTTTAAATTGATGTTCTAGGGGTTTTTGAATTAGATCAAACCAATTTTATTTTAACTCATGACTTTCAGAGAATAACTGCTCTAAACCTTTAATATAGACATGTTATTTACATGGATCCATTTTTTAAATTACATCTTATACAGTACAAGTCTCCATTGATATAATTTCAGCACTTAATTCATCACAATGTTCTTTTAACCATGATCTAGTAAATCTATGATATTATTTGTAAATATCTTTCTCCATATATATCTTAGGATTTCCAAATCTTTAAAAAAGAGCCCATAGTGAATTAATTGTATTTACTCCAGACTACGCTACATGCCATTAATAACCTGGTATCTCAAAATTCTTTTAAATAATTTATCTTTTCTCTGGCTTCTATTCTATTATTTAATGAACTAATTCAGTAATAGTAGTCTTGAGACCTTGTAAGTCTCTAATTTATATATTTTTCAAATTCTTCAAACTCTTTATATCTAGTTAACAAAGTTCCTTAGCTTTTTAAATAACTTCATTATCAGTTAAATAAATATCTAATGATTCACTTAATTAAAGCTCTTCATAATAATTATCTACTGAGCCTAATTTTTAATATGGTAAATCCTATTTTTAATTTAAATTATTCACAACTTGTAAATTATAACTATTGGATTAAATAGGGTAACTTTCTTTTAATCTTAAATAATCCTCCTTTAAACCATTAACTAATTTTTATTTTGAAAATATATCTATAGTCCTTTAAAGTACTTAATAAAATTTATATTTTAAGAATCTAGAAATACTTACTGGTCCTCTACTGTAACATTCTGTTATTACTTTATCTTTAAAAGTTTTTACTATTTATTAAAACAAACTCACTTTTTGAATTACCTATGGTTATTATACTAGTTCTTCTATTACCATAGTCTCATATATAGTTTAAACTGGTTAATCTTTTTTCCAAAATTTCAATGTTCTCAGAGTTGAGAATAAAAAACGCTATAACCTCTATAAGATCGATTTATCACCTCCAAATAATTAAGTGTCTTTATATTACATTATTAATTTGAATCTTTCCAATGTATTTAAATTTTAGCTATCAAATCTAGTTCCACTAGAAAATAAAGGACTCTTCTTAAAATAGAAGATTAATAACCAATTATATATTCGTCTAATTAATGAGATTCCTTTACATTTAAATAATGGGCTATTCTTATATTTCATTAATATATTAAACTTTTTTAAAATAGTTTCTTAATCTAAATCTGTCTAAATGGTCAATAAATACCCATTTTTAAATAATTCAGACTCTTTATAATCATGAGCTAATCCTATTCTAATGATTCTAGCTTCATATTCTGTCAAAGATGACAAGTCAGGTACTATAGCAGTATCAATACGTTTATAACAAAGTTTAGCTTTTAATTAATTGTATCTTTAAGCGTCTTTTAATCTTAATGCTTAATTAATAACAAATTGTTATTCTGATGGTCTACCCACATATTTTCTATAGTAAGTTTAAGCAGCTAATGGTTCACCTATCTCTTTTAAATCTTTATAAACAATATGTTAACCTGAAATCTACTTCAATTATTTCCTATACTCACTATTTATCAATTAATAAACATTTTAAAAACTAAAGAAATTAAGTAATTTTTTAAATATGTATAGTGTTTTTGACCTGAATCCTTAACCAGAACACCATAAATCTATAGCTAAGTTTGAATTACACAGCATCCCAATCTAAGAGTATTTACTTAAATGTTCAGGAGATTCTTTAAAGATATTAATTAATAAATTCTTAAATCTAAATACGTCATCTCTTTATGATACATAATTAAAACAATTTTAAATGAAGCTCCTACAGGATACTATCTCTTTTATAGATTATCCATTACAATAACGTTCCCAAAATAAGTGAAGGAATTAACTATCACTTAAACTAAATCTTTTTTAGAGCAACAATATCTCTACCAATAACTTTTCTTTATGATAATTAAGTAAAAAATTAAAAATATTCAAACTTTTGAATGGATTGAACCCTTGGACTGTTTAATATAGATTTTAAGTTTTTTCCAAATCCAAACTTCTATGTGTAGCATTATAAAAGCATCTATATTGCCTATAATTATCTAAATCTGAATAATTAGTTGAACCAAATAAATACCTATTTAAATAATACATTATCTTATGTAAACTTAATCTAATTAATGGTAATTATTCAGCAAAAAATAACAGTACTTTGTTAGTTATGTATTAAAATATAACATTATTCTTAGTTAATTAAACTAATTAAAGTATGAAAAAAGTTAATTTATATTTCCATCCTGGGGTCATCATAATGCATGTAATCCTAAAAATCATTTTTAAAATCTCATAAATCACTTTCCAACAACTTAATTTATATTTTCCTAGATTTACTTCCAATTAATAATTTACAAATTTCTCTAAGTCAACTTTACAATAAGATAATTTACTATGACGTGTTAAGCACACGGTTATGATAGTTTAAGCTAATTTCTCTTAACTCATAGTTCGATTAGCAGCATTTATCAAATTTGCATTAATTATTACTTATATTGCTTCCCTTTAAATAGTTTTTAAGGTTGTTTAACTCTTCTATACATCAAATCTAATTATATTAAACGTTTCCATATGTCTATAAATCATGGGATTTGTGCATTTCAAAT